CAGCAGCAGAATAGCGATGCGGCCCAGCAACAAAACCTTTTAAATCCAGGCGCTCAGCAACAGCAGGGGGGAGAGGGACAGCAGCAACAGCAGCAAGCCGCCCAACAGCAGTCGCAGACCACCGCGCCGTTCCTCGAAAAACTCCCAGAAGATAGCGACGAAAAAGGTTGGCAGGAACTTTACGAGAAGTTGGGGCGCCCGGAAAAAGTTGAAGACTACGGTATTAAGCCACCGAAAGGCAGCGATGGGACATTTTTAAATACGGCCTTGAGCTGGATGCATGAAAGCGGGCTCAATAAAAAGCAGGCTGAAACCGTAATTAATAAATTCAACGAATATGCAGCCGAACAACAAAAAAGTGCCCAGGAAAATATTGCTAATCAAAATGCTGCTAACCGGGAAAAGGTTATCAAGTCCTGGGGAAGTGAAGTTGAGGCAAATACAGCGATCCTCCAGAACGCCGTGCAGCGATTTTTCCCCGATGCTGTGATTGAAAAATTCAACACTGCGGGATTACTCAATGACCCAGACCTTGTGAATGCAGTCCTGGCGATCGGTAAAGCGCTAGGTGAAGACAAAACAGTTACAGCCGCAGCGACGGGTAATGCAGCAGAAAAAGACATTGCCCACCGCATGTGGCCGAACATGCAATAAGGAGTTTTAAATGCCAACACTTACCGGCTTACCGACTCTCTGGGACGCAGCGAAATTGCTTGATCCTGATGGCACTTCTGCGAATGTCGCGGAGGTTCTGGATCAGGACAACGAAATGCTCTGGGATTGCCCGTTTTATGAAGGCAACCTGCCGACCGGAACGCGCATCACAACCCGTACTGGTTTACCTGCTGTGTACTGGCGCAAGCTGAACAAAGGTATTCCGGAAAGCAAGGCAACTACCGCGCAGGTAGATGAGACTACCGGTCTTCTTGAAGCCCGCTCTCAGGTTGATGTTCGGGTTGCTGCGCTGAATGGTAATACGGCAGGTTTTCGCTTCAACCAGTCTAAACCGTTCATGGAAGCGATGAACCAGAAGGCTCAATTCCAGATGCTTAACGGTACGCTTGTTGGGCAACCGGAGGCATTCCTGGGCATTGCTCCACGCTTCAGCGATTTGTCTGCGCCTAATGCCGACAACATCATCGACGCCGGCGGTACTGGTGCGAATCTCACCTCGATTTATCTCATCGGATGGGCGCCTGACAAGGTCTACGGAATTTTCCCGAAAGGTTCAAAAGCCGGTCTGACTCATCGTGATTTGGGCGAGGGCGACGCCTTTGATGATGATGGCAACCGCTTCCGGGCGCTGATGGACCTCTATACCTGGGATCTCGGTATTGCGCTGCACGACTGGCGCTACGTCGTACGCATCGCCAACATTGATGTTACCGCTCTGCGTACTAACGCTAATGCGGGTGCAAACCTCATCAAACTGATGGCTATCGCGGAAGAACGTATCCAGTCACTGGTTGGTGTAAGCCCGGCTTATTACATGAACCGCACACTGCGCGCGATGCTGCGTCTGCAGCTGGTTGATGCCGTGAAAAACTCAACCCTGACAATGGGAATGGCTGGCGGACGTCGTGTGATGTTCTTTGGCGAAGTTCCGGTGCGCCGGGTTGACCAGTTAAAAATCGGGGAAGCTCAGGTCGTCGCCTCTTAACGGGGCGATTTTCCGGTTTACTTTTTCAGGAGATAACCATGTTTGTTGATGCCCAGCTTGAATTTTCTGACTCTCAGGCGATCACCGCCTCAGCGGCCAGCACGAACATCATCGATTTTAACCCAGCATTCGATTACAACACTGTGATCGATGCTGGCGCTGGCGAGCCGACTTTTCTGGTTGTGACTCCGTCGGTGACATTCGCGGCCGCAGGGGCGGCTACGCTTGCGATTGAGTTACGCGCTTATGCCAATGAGGACAAAAGCGATACACCAACCGTTATTTTTTCTACTCCAGCGAAAGCGCTGGGCAGTCTCGTCGCAGGTAAACCGGTTGTCGTGGTGGCGCTGCCTTCGGCCAACTATAAACGCTTTTTAAGCCTGCAATATACGGTCGCTACAGGCCCGTTCACCGCTGGCGCATTAGATGCCTTCATAACGAAAGATGCACAGACTTGGCGCTCTTACGCTAATAACGTTGAGTTCGCCGCGCTTAATCTCAGCATTGCTTAATTAGGGTGGAGTGAGTGCGTTTTCAGGGGCTGCGGCCCCTGCTTTTTTATGAGGTATTATGATGACCGGTCAGACAGATATCATGAATCTGGCGCTGGTTTCCTTCCTGGGATCCGACCATCTCATGGATCGTGATGAGCAGGATAAAAACACGCGCGTGATGAACCTGATTTACAACCCCCTCCTCGAAAAACTACAGCGCGAATATGCCTGGAATTTTTGCGCCCGCAGCACCCAGCTTACCCCGTTAAACAAAACGCCTGTCATCGACTATCAATACGCTTACCAGCTGCCCGTTGATTTAATGGTACTGGTATCGGTGGGGGACAGATATTACGGGCGTGATTTCTCTGAATACGATCCCCGCCTGGTCACGGCTGAATATCGCATTGAGGGGCGGGAATTGCTGACGGATCTACAGCCACCGCTTAGCTTGCGCTATCGGGCCAGAGTAACCGATGCATCACAATTCGACTCCACCTTTGTTGATGCGCTGGCTTGTATGCTGGCGGTACGCTCCTGTAAAGCGGTGACCGGCAAGGATACGCTGGTTGAATCGCTGTTGCAGCAGTTCCAGATGATCATCGCAGGAGCCATTCGCGTAAACGCTATAGAAAAGCCCAGTGAGAAATTTCCACCTTCAACCTGGATGGAGGCTCGTTTGTAATGGCAAAAATCCGCCCTATAAAGCGCAGCTTTAATGCTGGAATACTTTCGCCTGTGATGTATGGGCAAGTAGATTTTGATAAGTGGGCCAGCGCCGTCAAGTACATGAAAAACTTCATACCGCTACCGCAGGGGCCCGCACGTCGCCGCGGCGGGACGCAATACGCCGGTTCAGTAAAAAACAGTAGCGACCGAGTCTGGTTAGCATCATTTCAGTTTAGTACGACGGAGGCTTTTATCCTGGAGTTTGGCCCTGGATACATCCGGTTCTGGTACAACCATGCGCAACTGCTGGATGGCGATAACAACATTCTTGAAATTGAAACGCCGTGGGGAGCTGATGATCTGACCCGTAACGGGAAATTTGGCCTGTCTCTGCAGCAGTCAGCAGACGTGATTTACATAACCTGCACAAATGGAAATTACCCTGTTTATAAGCTGACCCGAAACACTAATACCAACTGGAGCCTGGCAGAGGCCGGTTTTTCGGGGGGGCCATTCGCTGATATTAATTCTGACAAATCCAGCGTCGTTTACACCGACCAGTTCAGGATCTGGTCTGAGGATGGAAACGATTTGCCTGACGGCACACCAACCACTACAAGCCTCTGCAACATCACTGCCAACACAGATATTTTTCAGACTGCGCATGTAGGGTGTCTTTTTTACATCGAAGCCAGCACTGATGCAGTGGATGATGATACCGGTCATAGCGGTTACATACCCGCCTGGGCTGCTGGCACATCAGAAACTTTCTCCGCCGGTGTTTTCTGCCGTTCAGATGGGAAATATTACGAAGACATGGACGGCACCAAAACCGGTAATACGCAGCCTACATGGACAGCTGGCGCCCACAGGGATGGAAGCGGTGGTGATGCGTCGCTCTGGCGATATTCAGGCGGTGGCTGGGGGATCATTGAGATAACAGCGGTCAATAGTGCCACATCCGCAACCGGTAAGATCGTCACTGAACTACCACCCAGCGTCAGAAACACAGTTGGGAAAACGTATAAATACGCTTTCGGTGACTGGTCTGATGTTCTCCGCTACCCCCAGTTTGCGGCATTTTTCCGGGGACGCCTGGTCTTCGCTGGCCGGCAAAAAATATGGTCCAGCGTCGCTGGTGATCTGCAGAACTTCAGCCCAATGACAAATGGCTATGAGGCAGAAAGCGACGATTCGATTAATGATCGCATTGATGATACTCAGGACACCATGCAATGGCTGGTCGCCTCCGCAGGGAAAATATTTATCGGGACTGCCGGGTATGAATTCTCCTATGGCGAGCAAAGCCTGACTTCCGTTTTTGGCGCGGGTAATACAAAGGTTGAGCTGAACAGTACGATCGGCAGCAACGAAGTGCAGGCAGAGCGCCTTTTTGATCGAGTTGCGTTTGTGCAGCGTGCTGGGCGCAAGGTGATGATTGCCGCCTATGATTCGGGCAGTGACTCGTTTTCAGCAACCAATTCCTGCATTCTGGCCCCCCATCTTTTTACGTCTGAAATAATTGCTCTGGCGTATCAGCAGGAGCCCAACCGGATCCTTTGGGTGTTGCTGGAAGAAGGCAAACTGCTGGGACTGACCTATGACGCAGAGCAAAACATCACCGGCTGGCATGAGCATGCTACCGGCGGTGCGGTGGAAAGTATCAAGGTCATTCCGGATATCGATGGCGGACGCGATGAGCTGTGGATGGTTGTTAGACGAACCATAAACGGCGCAACGGTGCGCTATCTGGAATATATGCTGCAGGAATATGACAGTGCGTTTATCACCCAGGAATGGGCGCGAGTGCTGGATTGTATGGCGACATACAACGGCGTTGCGACAACGGTCATTTCCGGACTGGGGTTTCTGGAAGGGCAGACGGTGGCAGTCGTGACCGACGGCGCCACGCACGCATCGCAAACGGTAAGCGGAGGCAGCATCACGCTGGACTGGCCATCATCTGTTGTTCACGTCGGAATCAATAATGCGGCTGAAATTATCACCTTGCCTCTGGAAGGGGGGATTAAACGCTTTGCCAAAGCACGACTGCGTTTTATCGATACGCTAGGCGGTAAGTTCGGCGATGAGGGCGGAAAATATCTGGATAAGCTTCGCGGGCGAGACTACTCAGACAATATGGATGAGGCGCCGCCTCTGTTTAATGGCGTAGTTACCGTTCCGTGGCCTGGCGAGTTTAATGAGAATGGAAGCATCCGTATCGTGCAGGACCTGCCGCAGCCCATGACCATCGTCAGCATCGATCCAGTAGGAGAAATGGAAGATGACTGAGCCTGTAATCGTCCATCTTGAGGAGTTCCACCTTAATGAAATATTCCCGGACTCATTACCGCCGGAGGCTGTTGCGTCGCTGGTATCTTTCCCATCGTTTGCGATGGAATACGGGGAAAAAACACTTGCCGCTGGTGGCGCCATTCAGTTAGCCCCGGGCCGGGTCAGACTCTGGTTACATACCGTACCAGATGCAGAACAGTTCCCTGTTCATATTTTCCGTGCTGCACTGCGGTTTACCGAAATAGCGTTATCCGAAAATTATCGAGTGGAATGCATCTGCGCCGATAACCTGTCTGCCCGCGTTGCAAAAATGCTCAGTTACCAGCAGGACGCTATTATCCGCAATTATCAGCCTGGCTGTGACGCCAGATTATTTTCAATCGTGAGGTGATCATGCTGTTTAAACGCAAATTCACACTGGAAACTGACCCGGCATCATGGGCTGCTGGTGCCGCTGTTCTGTCGGCTGGTGCAGGAACTTATTCAGCCATCTCCAGCGCAAATAAAAAAGGAAGCGTCATAAAGCCATCGGCGCAGGTTACGCAGGATGCTTCAGTTGCTGAATCCGATGACCTGCTGCGCCGCCGGCAGCGGCAGGGGAACCAAAGCAACGTAACGGGAGCTTCGGGAACCGCTGCTAATACTTCAGGCCAGAAGACGCTGCTGGGTGGCTGATGATCGTTCCGTTTGAGCCCTGGCACCTGGTAGCCATTACGCCGCAACCACATCAGATCGGCAGTATCAGGACTGAACAGCACGCCGGGAACATTGCCAGTGTCGGCGCGTTTACCTGTCTGCACAATGGCCAGCCTGTGGCTATAGGCGGCATCGTACCAGCGGAAAAGTACGGACTGGTATTTGACTCCGGCATAGGGTACGCCTGGATGATGATTTCGGCCGGGATTACTCACCTCTGGCCGGAGATATTCAAGGCAACGCGCCGGGAATTACACCGGGCGCTGGCGAACTATCACCGCATCGAGGCCAGCACCACATTCCCGGAAGGCGAAAGAATGCTGGCGATGCTGGGTATGCGATGTGAGGGGCATCTGAAGAAATTTAACCACAGGGGAGAGGATTCTTCCCTGTGGGCGATAACGAGGTGATCTATGGATTCTGTAAACTGGCAGACGGTCGGCGACAGTTTCAAAAATAATGCAGTACCAATAGCGCAAACCTCAAGCTCTGCGTTAAATGCATTCTCATCATTAAGTAGCACGCGTCAGCAATCCAGTAACCTGAACACCAACGCGCAGCTGCTCGACCAGCAAGCAAACCAGACTATTTTAAACACAGGCCAGCAGTCGGCGCTCATTCGCCGTCGTGGCGCCCAGTTCCAGGGAGAGCAGGATGCGCGTATTGCTGCGAGCGGTACCGGCTTTGGCGGCACTAATGCGCTGCTGCGCCGGCAGACCGCGCTTAACATCCAGGAGGATGCGAACGCGGTAGCTAACGAGGGCATTCTCCAGTCTGATGCACTGAAGAATGAGGCTGGTGCCATGCGTCAGCAGTCTAAAGCTGCTCGACCGGGTTTGCTGGGGTTCTTGGGCGCGGGCGCGCAGATTGGTAGCACGTTCCTTGGCGCAAAATACGGACAGAAATAGGACACAAAAATGCCTAACTTACCTTTTTACGATCGTCAGGTGACGACACAAGGGATTGGCGCCGGGCCGGTAGACTTACCCAATAACACAACCGATCAGCAAATGCTGAATGCTGGTGCGGATGCCGCCGCCAGGGCAACAGCGTCTATTACGCGACAGGTTTCAGACACGGCTTTACAGGACGGCGCACTGAAACTGGACACCATCAAATACAACCTTTTTAACCAGGTTCGCCAGAAGCAAGGGCAAAATGCTATTGGCTCTTCTGATGATGCCCTACAGCAATTTGATCAGGCCGCCGGCACACTGGGGCAGACCATACCAGAAGGCAGGAGAGATGACTGGAACAGGCAGGTAGCGGCAACACGCCTGCAGCTGCAGAGCTCTGCCGATTCGCATGAATATCAGCAATTTCAGGACTACAGCCGCGGGCAACTGGATGGACGTCTACAGATGGCTGTGAATGATGCCGAAACTTATCGCAGCGACCCAGGAAACTATGCCGTTACCAGGGCAAAGGCAATTGATGCTATCCGGACCTACGGTGCCGCAAACGGACAATCTGATGATGAAGTAAACGGCCGGATAGCCAGACTTGATCAGCAGATGTCTCAGTACGCCACGCAGGCATATATTGCAGACTGGCGGACAAAACAACTTACCTCTCCAACGACTTTTACCCCTGGCGACCTTTCATCTGACAAAGTTTTCTCAGCGATGATTCCAGCGGAATCTGGCGGCCGGCAGTTTAATGGCAATGGTCAGACGCTTACCTCGCCGGCTGGCGCCATGGGGATAGCGCAGGTCCTCCCAGCAACAGCTGAAGAAACGGCCAAAAAACATGGCATGCAGTGGGACCCACAACGCTTTATGTCTGACGCCAGTTACAACATGCAGATAGGTCAGCTATATCACCAGGATCTTACCAAAAAATACGGGAGTAACCAGGCACTCGCGGTAGCTGCATATAACGCCGGGCCGGGTGCGGTAGATGACTGGATTAACGGTACGAATAAAACCGGAAAAAATCCGGCACTCCTTCGTTTAGGGGATCCCAATAAAGGGGATATTTCCAGCGATCAGTTTATTGCCGGGATACCTTTTAGCGAAACCCGTAATTACACCATGAATGTTTTAAGCCGTGCTCAGTCTTTGCCGCCGGAAGCTGAGATATCGCAGATCCAGAAAATGCCCTGGTATCAGAATGCGAGTCCGGAGCAGAAGAGCCAGTTTTTAGGTCAGGTATCCGCTGAAGTAAACCGGCAGCACGCATACGGCATGCAGAACCTGCAGGACACCATGCAAAATAATATGGCTCAGATGCAGAACGGGATCATGCCCACACGTGACGTCACTCGCCAAGAATATCTCTCATATCTGCCGCTGGGAGCAACAGCGCCGCAGCTTGAACAATACAACCGCCAGTATGATGAGTATGAAGCGACAAAAGCGCTGGTGCCGACATATAACACGATAATGACCCAACCCGTCGCGATGGCGCAGCAGAGCGTTCAGGCGCTTTACCCGCAACCTAACGACCCTGACTTTAATCGCAAGTTGTCTTTATACCAGAAAGCTACCGCCCAGTTGCAGCAGGTAACTCAACAGCGCAAAAGTGATCCCGGCGCGTGGTTTATGAAAAACTCGCCACTTGTGCAGCAGGCATATAACTCATGGCAACAAAACCCCGCCGATCCTGCTATGGCACAGTCATTTATTGCTTCGGTGCAGTCAGAGAAAAGTCGATTCGGTATCAGCAGTCAGAAGGTGCTTCCTGACTCGATAGCGCAGGCTATGGCTGAAGGATTTAACAACAACAAAGAAACAACGGTTGAATCCATCAGGCAGCAGCTGAACGCGTTTGGGCCATATTCGCAGGCGGTCGGCCGACAGATTATGGGGCAAAGTAAAAATGGTCCTCTGGTTGGTGCATTATCAGCTGGAAATCCGCGGGCAAGTGTACCGTTGTGGCAGGAAAGAAACACGCCAACATCAGCCCTGAAAGAGTCAGTCGTTGCAAAAAATGGAAAGGGGTCAGACACCTCCGTTATGCAAGAATGGGCCGATGCGTCTGCAGATTTCCGTCAGACGATGCTTGTGCAGCCCGGCGGTGCAGGAAGCTGGTCAACGCTTGACGAACAGGGGCAGCGGCTGACGATGATCAACGTATTACGTGGAATGGATGCAGGCGCTGCGGCAAAGCAGGCTGCTGCCGATATGTTCACCAGTCAATACACTGTCAACGATACATATCGCGTTCCAACTTATCTTGGCTATCAACCAGATTACATCGCCCGCGGTGCCAGCCTGTTTAAAGATAAGCTGACAGCAGATCAGCTTCAGCCTCTTAATTTCGGGAGTAAAACGCCCGACGAATTCACCAAATCACAAACGCTTTATGAGGTAAAAAATAACGCCCACTGGGTAAATAACTCGGATGATACCGGTCTGGTGCTGTATCTGGGCAATAACGTACAGAATGACGCCAGGGGAAATCCGATTACCGTTAGCTTTGCGGATCTCGACAAAATGGCGAAAGCTGACCCATCCTGGTGGCAGAGCGTTAAAAAATTCGCATCCCGGGAGACGACGTATACTCCAGGGACTGAAAGAGATGCGCGAGCGCAGAATCTTCAGGGATTACGTGAAACGTACGGCGGCCAGTCGCAAAGCGGCCCATCCTTTTCTGAAGGAATGAGGGACACCAATGCCAATATTCGTTGATGATGGTGACGCAGGTTCAGGCCTGCAGCAGCCAGGTAGTAACTTTGAAAGCGGATTTGGTCAGGCTTTGGGGGCTGCTTTTTCTGAAGGAATGCGCTCAGGACCAGCCAACGCTGGAAGTCGGTTTTTTGAATCCGAGGCCTATGCTAATGATCCTACATCTCCTTTAGTAGATCAGCAGACGGCTCAGCAAAAGTTTGACTCTCTGGGCATCAAAAATATCAAAATATCCGAACAGGGTGTAACACAAGCCTATCTGGACCATGTAACCGAGACAAGCCGGGCGACACAGGAGCGGCGAGCAATATTGCAGTCCGCGCCTTCCGGCGTAGCAACACCTCTTATTTTTACCGCGGGGCTGGCTGGTGCAATGACGGATCCGGGTAACCTTGCTCTGGGGTTTGTTCCAGGTCTTGGGGAGGTGAGAGCGGCCAGCGTTGCAGGTCGATTTGCACAGCGATTTTTACAGGGTGCCAGCGCCGGTGCCGTCCAGTCTCTGGTTGCTGAACCTATTAATGCCCTGGCATCAGCGTCTGAAGGTGATGATTACACCCTCGGCCAGGCAGTGGAAAATTTCTTCATGAACACGATAGCCGGCGGTGGACTGCATGCCTTTGGCGGTGCCATTCGTGATTCAATAGCCGCCAGGCGTCAGCAGCGTTTACAGCAGGATAACCCGCAGGCGGTTTCTGACGCTGCGCCAGCAGGGCAGGCGGATATCGTGAATGCCGCTGGGCTCACTCCGGACAACACTCCTGTATTGCGTGACAGTTTTGCCGACGCACAGGCTGACCTGGCCCGAACCATTAACACTGGCCTTGATGATTATGCCTGGCAGCGTGCATGGAACGAAACTATTCAGCCCTATCGTGATTCTCTCTCCGGGCAGCTTGACGGGCAGTCGCCCCGCATTGCCGACATCAACCGGCAGATTGCCGAAAATGAAGTCTCGTTGCAGCAGTCAGATCAGCAATTCCGTGACCTGGCAAAACAGTATCAGGGCCAGCGCATGAGCCGCAAGCAGGCGGAAGCACGTGCGCGAAAAGATATTGAGCAAATCCGCCAGAACACTGAGGAATCGACAGCACGGTTACGCGAAGAAATTTCTGCCAACCGGGACGCAGAAATCTCACGCGGCAAATTACACCAGCTTGAGCGTGGGGAAATTCCGGATGATCTGGCAAGTCTGATTGAAGCTAGGGCCGGGCAGATCAAACAAGGGTTGCAGGTTTCTCCGCTGGCTGGCGGTGTAAGAACCGCGTCTGAGCGTTTCAGCGATGCGAATATCTTTGTTCGCCAGAATGCACTGAGGTCTGCGATTCGCCAGGCAGTAGACGGTTACAATCCTGATATTGAGGATTTTTTCCGTCTTGCAGATCCGGCGGAACGTAACGCTGCACTGAATCGCCTGAAGATGCAGGCTGATAACCAGCGGCATTCTGATGCGGCCGCACGTGCAGCCAGCACAGATGCAGAACAAACCATCCAGCAGCGCGGAGACGACGAACTGCGGGCAGCGCAGGAAGACCTGCAGTCTGAAATGGAACTGGCCCAGGCGCATTTTAATGGACTGGAAAATCAGGCAGAAATAAACGCCCACCTTGCTGAAATTCAGGCTGGGGCCGGGGATATGAGTTTTGCTCAGGCTGCACGCGCATTTGCTGCCTGTATGTTGAGGAGAGCCATCTAATGGCACAGGGTGAATTTCTGACAGCCTGCGAGCAGGCAGTAAACACGGCGGCCGGGCGCCAGCTCGGTGAGGATGAGATGCAGGAGCTGGTTACCCGTATGGAATCTACTGTCGCGCGTATACGGGCAGAAAATCAGGGGTTATCCCTGGAGGAAGCCGCTCTCCGTGCTGCTGATGAAGTGGCGCGTGATGATGCGCTGGCGAAGCACATCGAAGCGCGAAACCGGGTTATCAATCTTCGCCTGATGCATGAGAACCTTCAGCGTATTGATGCCTTCGGTGGACGCCCTGATCTCGCCTTGTCCGCTATCATGGTGGGGCGCAATGAGGCTGTGGCCGGTTCCCGTGACAGCGCGTTTAATAACATGCGCCAGCTGCGCGATCACTACATTTCCGGTCTTGCCAATGATCTGGAAGCGCAGGGCGTTTTACCTGTTTTTGCTAATAGCTCACTGGATCAGAATATTGCTGATGCTATGTGGCGGTTGGGTAACAACCTTGATGTGGGGCATATCCCGGAAGACGCAATCAAAATTGCCCGCGTGCTGGAGAAGTGGCAGGAAAAAGCCCGCATCGATGCAAACCGTGCTGGCGCGTCGATTGGCAAATTGCCCGGCTATATTGCCCGCCAGTCTCACGATATCCATAAAATTCGAACCGCAGGCTTTGAGGCCTGGCGTGATGCCATCCTTCCGGAGCTGGACCCTCGTACTTTCGAAGGTCTGGACGTTAATGGTCAAAACGGTGTTACCGTTCGAAAAGCGGCGGTGATGACGGAAGACCAGATTTACGGGCGTGCCCGCCCGGCCAAACCACTGAAACCTGAAAATGTCGGAGCGCTGGCGCAGCGTGCTGATGGACGTTTTTATATCAAAGGTATTGTCAGCGAAAATGTCGATCTCATGCGCGGTAACGGGCAGGTGATACGGGCGAATTTCCGCAATGGTGATTTGCTGGCTAACGGGCAGGATATCGATCTCGGTGATATCGTTGGTTTCCGTAATGACGGCGGCGAGTGGGTGAGCGTCTCCGGGCGGACCCCGCGTTTTGATCCGGCGGCAACGGGCGGACTGTCGCCATCACAGGCGGTCATCGACGATTTTTTGCATAACGTTTACGTGGGGCTCTCTTCCGGCGTCCATTTACGTACTGATCGCCCGGACTGGATGACGGGTTTTAAAGGCGGTAGCACCAACGTTGCGCGCCGAGCGAGCCAGGAACGCGTATTGCATTTCAAAGACGGTCTGTCGTGGTACCGCTACAACGATAAATTTGGCGTAGGTAACTTGCGTGAAGCCGTGGGGAGCGGTCTTATTCATTCAGCTGAAACTACCGGACTGATGCGGCGTATGGGTACCAATCCGGAAAACATGTTTAATGAACTGGCTGACCGGATTGAACAGCGCTACAAAGCCGCGAAAGATGATAATGCGTTGAATAAATTCCGGCAAAAACGAAATACCTCGTTGACCAATCAGCTGAAAGAAATAACCGGCCAGACAAATATTCCCGGTAATGCCGCGCTCGCCCGGGTCGCAGCAACAACCCGCGCGATAGAAACCATGATGAAGCTCGGCGGTTCAATGATTTCATCATTCAATGATATCGCTACCCAGGCTATGGAAATGCGCTATCAGGGACGAAATATGCTGGGCTCTGTCTGGGAAGCTACGGCCAATAAAGTCCAGCTAACACGCTGGAAAAATGCGGAGCGTCAGCAGGTTCTTAAATCGATCGGGTTACATGCTGATGCGATGAAAGATGAGCTAATTTATCGCTTCAGCGCTGACAATTCGATGCCTGGTAGAGTTAACCGCGCGATGCGCAATTATTTCCGGTTGAACCTTCAAAGCTGGTGGACGAATAGCAGCCGCTACAGTACCGGCATGATGGTTTCTGAATGGATGGGAGCGCACGCCGGAAAATCATTCCGTGATGTGCCGGAAGAACTGCGCCGGGTTCTATCGATGCATGGCATTGAAGAAAACGAGTGGGCAGCGCTCAGCAAAATGAAACTACATGCAGCGGACGGTAACGCCTACATGACTCCTGATGGAGTAGCAGATATTCCTCGAACAGATATTGAGAATTACCTCACCAACCGCGGGATAAAAACCAATGATCGTTCAGTGGAATACGCTCGCGAGCTTCTCTCCGATAAGGTGCGCGGTTATATACTCGATCGTGTTGGGGTAGCTCTGAACGAACCGGATGCACGCACAATGTCGATTATGAAGCAGGGTATGCAGCGCGGTACAGCCTATGGCGAAATGCTACGATTTGCATGGCAGTTTAAATCTTTTACAGCCAGCTTTATGCAGAATGCGATCGGCCGAGAACTTTACGGGCGTGGTTATGATTTTGGTTCACTAAGCCAGAATAATACCTTTCGCAATAACGCCTTTATCCGGTCGATGCGTAATGGAAACGGTGAGCTGATGGGCGTTGCTCAGCTTTTCCTGTGGGCGACGGCGTTCGGTTATCTCTCCATGCAGACGAAGCTGATGCTTAGGGGCCAGACCCCGCGCCCGGCCGACAATATCAGTACATGGACAGCAGCCATGGCGCAGGGCGGTGGCCTGGGTATTCTGGGAGATTTCCTCTTTGGGGAGTACAACCGGTTCGGAAATACCCCGGCGACGTCGCTAGCTGGTCCCTTTGCATCCGATGCTGCACAGCTGATCAACCTCTTTGGACTGACGAAACAAGGAGACGCAAAGGCAGCGGATTATTTCAATTTTGCAATCAACCATACACCGTATATGAATCTGCATGTTGTGCGGCCGGTGATGGATTTCCTGATCCTGAACCAGATGCGGGAATGGATGTCCCCTGGTTCACTACAGCGCTATCAACAGCGTGTGAAAGAAGAACAGGGTAATGACTTTATCATACCTCCGTCGCAGTTTATGCTGGGGAAGTAATTAGCAATCCTTGAGTCCAATTTTTTTTAACATCTTATTTATGGCGACAGTTGAATACCACGCGATGCATAATCCTACAATGACTCCAATCACGACAAAAGGTCCGCGCAGAATGTTGAATAATGAAAAACCATCATTAATAACAGCGATGACGCTGATCACTATGCCTATACCAATCACTATGTATATTATCTGATTGTATTCACTTTTCATTTTCTCACCCTCTACTGGAGTTTATTATATATACGCTAATAAAGCCCACCACATGGTGGGCTTTATCATTACTGCCCGCCCGGGCGAGAGTCAGCCGAACGACCACCACAACGTGAACCGTCAGCAGCGGTATCGTCAGGATGCTGGCAGTTTCCGGCATAGGCCTGCGTCACAGACCCCAGAGAGAGCAGAACAAATAACACCGCGAATAATTTTTTCATGCTTTTTGCCTTGTGTGTAGTTTTTAAATCCTATCAGGAACAGGTACCGCCTTTATGATGAGAACCAGTGCCGCCATGTGGGTGGGTGCCTTTCGGGCAAGCCATCGCCGAAACTGAAATCACACCAAATACTGCAACCAGTAACAGAGCGATTATTTTTTTCATTCGTCATTCCTTAATCATTGCCATAGGGATAATCCCAAAACCACTATAGCACCTGTTTCATTTCATGAATCCTGAAAAATGATCAGCTTTTGCCCAGTGTGAGAGGCCCTATCAAAATCTTCCTTGCCACTTAAATCAGCCATCCCGGCCGGGAGGTAAGGAACGATGAAAATGACACACAGAGTTTCCGAGGTCATCACCTACGGGACGTCAACAGTCAGCGCTACGTATTGGTTTTCGCAGCTGCTTGATTCATACACCCCCGGCCAGTGGGCAGCTATTGGCGTCATTGGCAGCTTGGTGTTCACCGCTTTGACCTTTCTCGTAAATATCTACTTCAAATGGCTCGCGTATCGCCGCGGCAAGATCTCGGAAGAATAATATGGCTTCGACCAAAGCAAAGCTCAGTGCAGCCATGCTGGCGCTAATTGCCGCCGGTGCATCCGCGCCAACGCTCATGGATCAGTTCCTGAACGAGAAAGAGGGCAACAGTCTAACTGCATACCTTGACGGATCTGGTGTCTGGACGATTTGTCGGGGGGCAACCCGCATTGACGGCAAGCCAGTAACTAAGGGTATGAAGTTGACGCAGGCCAAATGCGATCAGGTAAACGCTATTGAGCGTAACAAGGCGCTGGCGTGGGTTGACCAGAACATCAGGGTTCCGCTGACGGCACCACAGAAAGTTGGTATCGCCAGCTTCTGTCCGTACAACATCGGACCGGGGAAATGTTTCCCCAGCACGTTCTACCGCAAGCTTAATGCGGGCGACCGTAAAGGGGCGTGCTCTGAGATTCGTCGTTGGATCTTTGATGGTGGCCGTGACTGCCGCCTCACCAAAGGCCAGAAGAAAGGTTGCTACGGTCAGGTTGAGCGACGTGACCAGGAAAGCGCTTTGACGTGTTGGGGGATCGATAAGTGAAACCAGAATCCATCGCCGCGGCAGTTATTATGCTTCTTCTTATCATCGGGCTCACAATCGCCGCAGGGCTGGGCTATCGATATAGCTCGGCATCCAGCAGAGCTGAAACGGCTGAAAGTCAGGTGACGCTGCAGGCAAGGGTTATCCAAATACAGGCGGACAATATCGCTGCTTTTCAAACTATAAGCGGCGATGTTCAGGAAAAAAACAGGGCGGTAGATGCCGGTACAGAGGAAAAAACCATTGAATATCGAACGATTCTCAAGCGCGAAAAAACGTGTGATATGCCTGTTCCTGCTGACGTTTCTGGTGGGCTGCTCGAATACACGAACAGTTTACGTTCCAGCGCAGTGCACACCAATACCGACGGATCTGACAAGCCCAGTACTGGCACCATTACCGCCGGCGAACTGACATATTGCCAGGCTGTTTTATGGATAACCCCATTACTTGCTGCCATTGAAAAAGCAAATAACCAGCTGGCTGCTATTCGCCAGATTGAACAGAAAAGACAGGAGACAAAATGACGAACGTGCAAACGGGCTTACTTTACTTCAGCGTAGTGGTATCGGCTCTATATCTGGTAGCGGGCGGTTACAAGACAATCCGGGCCTACTTCCAGAAAAAGTTTGATGATGCTGTCGCAGCCAAAGCATCGGAAACCGCCGAGAAATAACCCCTCAGGGCCGCATATTGCGGCCTTACTTTTGCCCAGCTTCAAAACGATTCTGACAATGCCACCATGTCGAACTGTTTTGGAGTAGATGATGGTCGAGAACGACACTTCATCGGTTGAGTATCAGCTATCAACCAGCACTGGCCCTTTTACTATCCCTTTCTACTTTATTGAAAACGGGCATATATCTGCATGGCTGTATACTGAAAATAGCGATAGCAGCTACGATGAAACCACGCTGACTCTGGACACTGATTATACCCTGACCGGCGCTGGAAATTCAGATGGCGGCACGCTGACGCTCACCGAAGCCCATAACGGTGCCATTCTTCTTATTACACGCACGCCAGATGCCACACAGTTGACCAGCTACGTAGCCACCGGGAAATTCCCGGCAACCAGCCACGAGCGAGCCCTGGACAAGCTAACGATGCTCATCCAGCAAATTTACTGGTGGTGGGACGATTTGCCGCTGAAGCGTCCGAACATTTTCGCCAACTTTTACCACGCGAAAAATCGATTCATTAAATACCTGAAGAATCCGGTGGACGAGCAGGATGCAGCTACCAAGAACTACGCTGACGGCCTCTACGACGGTGCCATTTCTCATGCTGATGCACAATTTAAACGCACACTGCGGGTTCCGGAATCGTCGGTGAATATCCTACCTAGTATCAATGAACGAAAAAAGAAGATCCTTGCTTTCAATGATTACGGTAATCCGATCGCTGTTCTGCCTGAATCTGGAAGTGCAGCTGATGTTCTCATAAACCTGGGTTTAAGCGATGGACTGAAATGGATCGGCAAGTGCAAAGACCTCAGCACACTGCGCACGATTGAGCCAACGATTTCAGGGCAAAGTATTATTCTGGAGCGTGCTGTTATCGGCGGGCCATTATTAAACGCAATCATTACGCATAACCCGGCCGCATCGGATGCGGTCGACGATGGCTATAGTCGTTTCGTTACCGCCGGCGGTGCGGTATGGGATGCGGATATTTCTTTCGGGCATAATGTGTTTCTGGCGGGCTATTCTGACGAGCTAAATAACCTTGCCGACTGCCTTAATATGATTATTCAGGATAAGGTTAACAAAGTAATTTCCCGTGGCTACGTTGCGGGCGGCGTGGATGCTGAGATAAAAATCCCACCAAACCCCAACGCGGAAGGTGTGACGGATTTTTATATGAATAAAAAATCCGTCAAAATCCCCTCATTTTTAAAGGTCTATTCCGCACCGGCAGCGATTTATGATTACAGCGACTTCACCACTGGTGTCGGCATTATTGGCAGTAATGAGTTTGACGGTCTCACCAATGACATGATGTTCCTGAATAACGGTGGTGGATGGGGAGCCGGATCCGGTGCCTCTAACAGCCATAATTCTGGCGGATTTATTGGTAATGGCTGTTTAATAAAAGGCCCGAATACAACCTCAAATCCCAACGCGACAACCTATCCTGGCGTGCGCTGGGGTAACGTCACGTATCCGGGCGGTAACCAGGCCCATTTCAGGGATACCACCTTCTCAGATGCACGTGTTTCCGGGTGGGGCTCAGGGTTCCGACCTGGCTCTGTTAATACCTATCTGATGGATGTGGTTGCCTGTCATTTTACAAATAACACCTACGGCATTGATACCTATACGGCATGGAGCGGTAGCACTCCTCAATGGGCTAACAGTGGCGAGAAAATGTCATTTCGTGGATGCCTGATAGGTAACAACCGAAGCCATGCTGTTTATCTGGATAACCGCGGCGATTTCTTCTACTTCGATATGTGCAGCATTGACTACAACGGTGGGGATGTATTCCATTGCAGCCCGACCAACCTCGGGGAAGTGAATTACATTAACGGCCACATCGAGGGTAACAGCGGATTAATTCTTAACTGCCCGACGCGAACAACGAATGACGGGGAAAATAACGTCAAAATTCGCGGAGCGAAAATCTACCCCAATAAATCCACCAACGATAAATATGGTGGCGTCAGGGATATTGTGTTCGGGACAACCATCAGGACGATTCTGGAGCTGGACAGCTGCAATATCTTCTGCCGCGCACCGTATGTTAACGGCGCATACCCGACCTGGAAAGGTTATAACCCGGCCAACCTGGCGCGTCTCATTATTAAGTATCCGGGCAGCGGACAGACATACCGATTCCTGCCGTCTTATGACGGGGCATACGGTTATCGAATTAACGACAAGCTGCTGTTTTCCGGAACCGAAAATGAGAATGTCCCCACATCTCGGGCTACTGGTGATTTCTGGTGCATAAAATCAGGCGGCGCATCCTGCGTGTACGGTGGTGCTGCTGACGCAGACAGTGACGGGGTCATCCCGATTAAAATCACCCTGAACTCGCCGACCGATACGGTGCAGTTGCTGTTCAGCCGACAAATAACACCTGAGCGGGGCACCCAGCATATACACGGTTTTTGCTCGGTAAAAGCGGCAGCATTTGCCGGGGCGCTGAACGTATCGGCTATCGCCAGAACCATTGCCAGCGTCACCAGAACGGTAACTGCAGCACCTGGACCTGTAACGGAAACGGAGAATCTGTACGGGGTAAACC